CGCCTTTTGCTACAGCTTCAAAAGGACTGGATGTACCAGTAAAATCAGGTTGTTGATTAGCCAGAAGACTGGCTCCTACGACACCTGCAGAAACTGGTAACCTATTACGTTGGAGCCATGTTTCTTCCACTGGTGGTTCAAAAGGAGCATTTAGTGATAGGGGAGAGACAGTTTCCTCAACTGGTTCTGTACCTGTTCCCCGCCCTGTAAGTGTTTGCCCAAGTCGTTGCAACCACTTAGGTTGTGTAGGTGGATTAGCCAGTTGTTGAGCAGTAGTTGCTCTTAATGCTTCAGGAGTAGAAAAAGTAGGTGCTATTGGACTTGTTGTAGGAGAAGCGAACCCAATTCCTGTACCTGTTGGAGTTGATGTCATAAGTGTCTGTGTAAGTGGATTAGTTATAGCTGTGCCACTAATGGCAGCTTGAGGAGGCACTCCTCCAAACATTCCCATTGTATGTGGAACAGAACTTAACGCCTGTGAGCCTGCAGCAGCACCTGAAGTTAATCCTAATGGAGAAGCAGCAGTTGCACCAGCTCCACCTAGCCAAGGAGCATATACACCACCACCTGTGCCAGCTCCTACCGATGCAGCGCCAGTACCACCAAATAAACCTTGAAGACCAGAGAATGGCCCCCATGCAGAACCTAAAGCTCCAGCTCCTGCACCTCCAAGACCAGTAGCACTCATAAAGCCAGCACCACCAAGACCAGCAAGTCCTCCTAGAGCCGCACCTTTTAGAACATTCTTAAATCCACCACCTTTTACTCCTCCTGCAATACCACCAATGGCAGCACCAATTATAGGCAACCACCAAGCAAATCCTTCAGGAGCACCTGTAGCAGGATTGCGTGTCATTCCACCGGGAGTCATAGCATCAAACATCTTGACTTCCATTGGGTTCATATGGACGAGTTCAGTATCTCCCATCCTGCCCTGCATTGCCATAAGACTAGCAAGACCACTACCGGGAGCATCTCTATTCATATACATAGCCATATTAATATATCCCTGATGGATTCATATAGTTAGACTGAGGTCTTGTATTAGCAGCATACATATTGGTTGGACTTGTGGAAGGATTCTTAAACATATTACCCGCTAACGGAGGTGGAAGATAAGTCTGCCCTGTCAGAACATTGGTTGGATAGGAACCTCCGAACTGATGAGCAGCTGGCATTGGTATCGTACCAGCACCGGGACCTTGAGGATTAACAGCAAAGCCTTCAAGACCTTGCATACTTCGATTCATCAATCCTCCTCCCTGAGCACCTACCGTTCCTCCAGAAGCTCTGCCTTGTAATTGCTGAAGAAGAGCAGCTAATTGAGGATTATTACGAACAAGTTCAAGAAGTCCTCCTACTCCTGCTCCTGTTGGAGTAGTTTGAACATTAGCAGAAACACCGGGGGTTCCTGTTAGTCCTAAAAATGCAGGATTTGTTACTCCACCTGCTTGATATCCGTATGTATACATCTTCCTATCCTAATCTTTTTTATATTATAACTAATGTACCATTAACAGTAAGGGTAATTGAACTAGCTACACTCAGAGGTCCAACACAGCTTGCATTTGTAGAAGAAGCAATAGTAGTATCATTAGCTAATGAAACCGTATTTACCCTAAAAATGTCATTCAATCCATCAGTCGTATCTCCTGTTGCTGCACCACTTCCTAAAAAATAACCTGCACCTGAACCACCATTTAACACTTGCCATTCAGCGGTAGCCCCAGAACTTACATATCCTAAATATTGTCCTGAACTGGCTGAATAAGCGATATCTCCACTCTTAGGTCTTCCAATCTCTGTAACAGTAACAACTGCATATATATTTGTAGACGGTGTTGCATCAACTTGCTGGTCTCTTAACTCCAGTTCATTGACAATCGTTGCACCCCATCCTCGTACTTCATCATATAAATCTTCTGGATTCTGTTTTTTATATCTCCATGCGACGGAAGGCAATAAAGAATATCTAGCCATTACCTTCTACCGTCTGGTTGCATTGCCATCCTAACTGAACCGTATCTCCATGAAGTACCTGTTGAATTAGAAGATACCTTTACCTTAGCCTGTCTTCCTCTAGCTCTGAAATCAATTTTCTGAGTCGTTTTAGTAATGGAAAAAGGTCCTTTTGTTATTGCACTATTAACAGGAAATTCCTGTGAAGTAATATCCATAGTAATATTACCATCATTAATCTCAAAATCAGGAATAACCCTATCCATAAACATCAGTTTAGTACCATCATCAATATCAAAAAAGGCCGACTCAATAAAAGCAGGAATAGGTTCTCCATCTGCCGTAAAAACACTTACAGGCTCATTATCAAACAAGAAAGAATCCGTCCCTGAGACACCCGTAGTTATAGTATTATCGAAGGTATGCTTGTCATCAAATGTAGTCCAGATAGCACCTCCATAAGACCAAGTGTTTTCCTCTACATTATAAAGCACATAACTATCACATTCATTCTGTCCTAAAGAAGGATAAAGCCATATAATTTCCTTGAATTCCGAATTAATACCCGTATAAATCTTATCCGTTTGAGATGTATTTAGCCTATCGAAAATATATCTTCGTACCGTGCAATCCAGATTCCTCAGTTGTCCATCAAAGGAATAGAAATTATCATTGCTCATCCAGAAAGACCTGCCATCATAATCAATACTTGCATGAGGGCCAATCAAGCCACAATTAGTACCCATCTGTTGAAATTTAAAAGTAAAAGGTGGACCAACAAACTGCATCAACCAGAGAGCATTATCTGTCCATATATTAATAGCTGTTCTGGACCGTACAGCTCCTACTATTTCAGAACCATCAGTAAGAATGTTCTCACCAGATGTAGAACTAACCGAAGGTGTAAAATCATCAAAATCATTCTGGTCAGACCAACGAACCAGCATAGCATTATAAGCACCACCAGAAAATTCTGTTGTACCTAACGATATCAGATGTCTATCATTAGGTGATACAATAACATAATTATTAATAGTCGGAGAAGCAGAAATTAAAGCTGCTCTGGTAGCTACACCGTCCGAAGTATCCCATGTATAAATTCTTCCTGACCTTCTACATGTTACTATATCTTCTCCCCAGTTATCTGTAGTCCATTGAGAATTACGAAAGACAATGGCAGAAGAAGTAGCTGGGTCAGACCACGCACGTTCATCAGTAGTACTAACTCCTGCATTAAAAATACCTGCACCATATCCTAAACCCTGCGTTGCAACCGAAGTGCCTGTCTGTAAATAAAACTTGGCAGTTGCGGTTCCCACTCCTGTTTGTGTCGCATTAGCAGTTACTGAAGCATCGAAAGAAAACTGGTTCACTCCAAGAACTGATACTTCGTAAGTCCTGCTACCTAAATCTATCGTACCTCCAATAGTCGTAGCTGAAGAAAAGGTAACAAAATCTCCACTAGCTGCTCCATGTGAAGAGGCTGAAACAGATACTCTGACTGACCCATCTGTTGTAGAGAATCCATTATTAGTTCCATTAATAGTTACGATAGCAAGGTTATTATCTCCTGTACTGGTTAACCCCCGAATAGGAGTAATATCGAATAAACTATCACCATGAAATTCATATAACTTTGCTTCAGTTCCAAAGACAGCCCTCTTAAAGGTACTGTTGTCTGACCATGTTAATAAATCTCTGGCTGTTCCTGTTAATGGTTGTGACTCCTTCTTTGTATATCCTCTTAAATTCTCTGGTCTTCCATCTCTGAACCGAACATGGTCAACATCATACCAAGCACCCTCTTCCGCATACTGCGTAGATTCCCTATGAATCCCCGGTGTGAAGTTCAACTTCACCAATTTGGTCATCGATGAAGACATTAACTATAAGCCTTTGATAGTACTGATTGTACTTGAGTAGAAGTTCTGACAATATAATCTAAGCGGTCTGCTGAATTTATACTGGTAGACAAAGTAGGAGCAGTTCCACTTACGAAAGCCCAGTTATCACCATACGCTAAAGTTCTGGTTCCTGTACCATCCTGAAGAAGGAAGATAGACCCTGTTTGCCCAGTAACACAATTGGTAGGACTTTCTAATGTTCTATTACCTCCAAGTTCAACTTCAAAGTTCTGTCCTGTACTAAAATCCACAGCAATGGAAGCAGCATCAGTAAGAGATACCTTATCTGCAATAGCATTGGCAGTAATATGTAATTGTCCCAGAGGAGCAGCAAGTCCCAAACCAATAGTAGTTCCTATTAGTTCTCCACCCATTGAAACAGTACTACTGAATGTAGCTGACGTAGCAGAGACATGCCCTCCAAATGTAGCTGCAGAAACTGATACATGTCCCGTAAATAGTGCTGTACTTACTGTAATACTGGTAGCTGTAAGGGTATTAATGGTAGCTGTAGCAACAGAAACATTGGACCCTAGACCAGCACCCAGTTCATAGACACTGACACCATCACAAAGAATACATCTTATTACACTTGTTCCTACTTCATATCCTGAACCTGCTGCAGTTTTAACGGTAATTGTACTTGAATTCTGTCTTGTTGTTCTATCATTTAAAAGATAAAATTTACTATTACCGGGTATTACAACATTAACATCAGAGCTTACAGTTCCCACAAATTCAAGCATAGCTGAACGAGCTTCATCTGATGCCCCATCATTATTGGATAAAGTTTTATCAGCAGATGACAACGATACAGTAGTGTAAGCTGCAAAAGCCGAATCAATAAGATTAATTACACCATCATTCAGAATAGTACCCCAACTATTAGGATTCTCTCCGTCTGCCTGTAATTCCAGTCTGATACGACCTGTATATGTAGAAGCCATTTATTATTCCTCTTTCTCACCTAGTCCAATTTCGGAAAAGGATTTTCCAATAAAATTCTCAATACCTTTCTCTGTAAGATACATAACAGGAGAACCATTTAATCTTTCTATACAATAGAGTTCCACAAGAACTTTTCCAGCTAAAAAAGTTTGAAACAAATAGGAAGCAGATAACGCATAATCAGGTTTTATTGGCGAATTAAAAATTCTTATATTACTTATTCGTGAATTTTCCTGTTGTATATGTTTTAAAAAATATAATGTTTCCTCTTCAGATAAATCTTTATACTCTGCACTAAAGGTACTTTGAAAATAAGCAGTTAAAGAATCTCTTTGCATTCCTTTCGGTCCACAGGGATTATAGTTATCTCCTTCATAATAGGTTGATGGTGATGTATGTCCTACCGTGCTGAAAACTAGAAGAAACGAAACTAAAAGAACTAATAATTTAGGCATTCGCTGCACTCATAGAGACAAAGTCAGTAGGAGGAGTATACTGAAATTCACTTGTAGCACCTGCTCCTTTCTGATTTCCAAAAGTAGGGTCTTGTCCAAAATTAACAAATCCTGAATTATTTGAACGACCACCACACAAAGGTACATAAAAACCGGATAACCCTGTCACTTGAGGGTTTGTACCTGCAGCTGGGTCTCCTGATTGTTCCCACGTACCGTTGACACCAACCCACATTTTAGCTGTATCCATATCTAAAGCTACCATTAAGATGTCAGTTCCAGCATTATCGATGACAGTCAAACTGCTTAAAGTTTCAGAACCATCCACATAGAATTTTCCATTAGCACCATCTGATTGATAATATGCACCTGTTCCTGTATGAGCACTGGTTATAGTAACTGTCGGGTCAGAGATACCAGCTATAAAGAACACTCCAGAAGCTCCTCCTCCAGACAATACTTCCCAATACCATTTTCCTGCATTAACTTTTCCCTGAGAAGTTCCTCTTATACATGCAGTAGTGGAAGTATCTCCTGCTTCATATGTAAGTCCTCCTCTTACACAATTCATAACATCTCCCAGAACTTCTCCACTTCCAAAGGCATCTCCAGCATTAAGAATAGTATAGTTATTTTCAGGACAATCAGGAACTCTATCCTGAGCAATTACATTATTGGTAGTAAAATCATTTGAATTTCCTGAAGAATCCGTACCAAGAGCACCACTTTCAAACTTCAACCAGAAACCGTGCGTACCGTAACTACTCGTATATGTTTTAGGAACTAATACGCCATTACTATTGGTTTCTGTAAAATCTGCAGGAACCTTTTCCGCACCATCAATAAAGTGTGTATCTGACATATATCCTTCCCAACCTGCACTAATTCCTTCATCATCTTCAAGATAAATATCCTGTCCAATCTGATAAGTTGTATCTGTACTGGCATTAATACCTGTACCAGAATCAAGAGCAGGATTACTACCAGTAAAGTCTTCTGTAATATCTGTAGTATCAACAAAGAATTTGTATCTAGTTCCTGCATCATTTCCAGAATTAAAGGAAATAAGAAGATGTACCCATTCTCCTATAACTGCGTAACCTTTCGTAATACCAGTTGTATATGTTCTGTAAACGGTAGATAATCCTTTAATAGTCATAATAGGCTCATCCATATATAGCCTTGTGGTAGTTTCCTCTGCAGGGGTAGCAGCTGTCGGCATTGCAGAAATGAAAGTTCTCCTATCATCGAAAGCCGACTCTGGATTTCCCAATAATACTGAAGATTTAATCCATGTACTATATGTCCAAACGACAGGGTCAGTAGCTGAATCAGACATACTTTGCTGTAAATAAGAACTTACAGTTCTAGCCGGTCTTGAAACTTCAGAATTCTCAGCCCTAAACATCAAGCTATCACCTGTAGTTGTTATGGCAGCTTGTGCAGAAGCTATCACTCCTCCCATTAATGCATTACAAAAAACCACTATTTACTCCTATACGGGTTCCGTAGGCCACACATCAGGCCATGTAGTCATATCTGCTGTTGCGGGTAAATCACGAAGAGATTGTCTGTAAGTTTCCCATTCCGCTTTCTTGGCATCAGCCAAAGGAGAAGGATAATCAGGCGCTTGCGTCCAGTCAGATGCTACAAGTTTTTCGTCCCTCTGCTCCCGCAAATGACTCATATGACTTGCATCTCGCTCGACTATTTCCGCTGCCGTCATATCTCTTACACGATGCACCAAAGTAACTCTGTCTGCTTCAGCAGTAATTACATCTGTGTCAAATGTCTGATTGGCAGTAGGAGTAACATTTATCTCCACTAACGGAAGCCAGCCAATAGTCTTGAGATATGAGTCATCACCGTTGGACAAATGTAAATTAGATACATTGCCCCAACTTTTCGGCAAGCCGCCCAGATAATCTACGCTGCCATCTTCTTTAACGTGTGCATACATTGCAGTTGCTCCTTAATCTTTGTGAAAGGCTCTTTCCAACTTCCATATTTTTCCTGTCGGAAAAGCGTGACGCTGTTGTAATACGGTGTCACATCTCCCGGCAGCGCCCACAGGTAGTATGACAAAACAGGAACCACAATCCACGTTTCCACTCCCATTGCTGCCGCTAAATGTGCAATACTGGTGCAGGAACTTATCACTAACTCACATTGGCTAATTGACTTTCTGGTAGTTTGCCAATCATCCAGCGGAGCCTGCTTCATCCACTTTGGTTTCAGTTCCGCATCTTTATCTCTCTGCAACGAAACACAATCGTATCCCTTAACAGCATCGAACATTAAATCAGCCGGGAAGAACCTGTGCTGCTCATGCTCAAACTTAGGATTGCCACTCCATCTTATTCCTATCCGACCCGGTATTGGGTCAGCAGTACGCTCGATATACGGAGTTCCTTTTAAATCTTCATATTCATATCCAAGTGGAACTATCGCAGACATCGAAGGAAGCCAGTAATCGTGGTAAACACCACACGCAGCTTCGTGCTGGACTACTATAAACTTCTCCGCAAACATTGAAGCTAATTCAGGAGAACAGGAAATTACCACTCGATTACCACGTTTCTGCAAATCAAAAGCAAACCGATAACTCTTAATCTGGTCACCTAAACCACCTTCCAGATTCAACAGGACAGTTCCTTCTTTTCCATTCCAAATAGGTTGCTTGGAACCTATGTGCCTATTGCCAAATACATCTTGTGACCGCCCTTGGTCTAAAAGTTTATGACCTTCTAAAAGTTTTCCTTGTCTTAGATAATACCAACCACGATTAAATGCCGCACGTTGACAGGTTGGGGTTTCCTTTTCTAATTGTTGAGCAATCAACCAACCTGTTTCAAAATCCCCATGAAGACCAGCTTCAAGTTGTTGGTCTAATAAAGGCATTATGCGGGTGTCCTTGCTACCATCCGAAACTGCCAACCACCACTTAAAGTGTCTAACCAATCAGTTGCAGAGCCAACTTGGGCCGGTGAAGATATACTCGTTGTTGTCCCATTACCAAGCACGCCATCGGCCCCGTTACCCCACGTCCATAAAGTTCCATCAGTTTTTTGTGCTCCACTACTATTTTGCCCACTAGAAATCTGATTCCAATCAGTTAAAGAACCAACCTGAGCAATAGTACATATATTAGATGCTGTTCCAAGTCCAAGCTGCCCCGCAGTATTTTTCCCTACCCCCCATAAAGTGCCATCAGTTTTAATAACCATTCGGTGACCACCATTGCCGGCACTGGTCTTAGCCCAAGCACCAGCAATTTGAACTGGAGAGGAATAATTAGTTGTATTTCCTTGTCCTAATGCTCCGAAATTATTTACTCCCCATGTCCATAATTCGTCGGTATTTTTAATTCCCGCAGCATTGCCTTCTAGAGCACTAACTTCTACCCAATCAGTGTCGGAACCAATTTGTATAGGAGAGGATATGTTCGCATTACTAGACACCCCATTACCAAGCTGGCCATCCGATTGTTGGCCCCATGCCCAGAGTGTCCCATCAGTTTTGACAGCAAAGCTGGCACTACCACTACCACTAACCTGTGACCAATCAGTTAACGAGCCAATTTGAACAGGAGAAGAATACAGGGTTGTATTGTTTGTTCCCAACTGCGCGTTGCCATTCTGGCCCATAGCCCATAAAGTGCCATCAGTTTTAATATTTAGCTGGTATCCGTAACCACCCCCTGACTTAGACCAGTTAGTTAAAGACCCAACTTGAGTTGGGGATGACCTAGCTGTTGTATCTCCTAGCCCTAACCCACCTTCAGAATTACTGCCCCATGTCCATAACTCGCCTGCTGAATTTATGGCTCCAGTTTGTGGTCCGATGGCACTGAAATATACCCAATCATTTAAATCACCCACCTGAACGGGGGAGGACCTATTTGTTGTTGTACCATCACCCAAATAACCACCGTCATTCCTCCCAAAACCCCAAATAGCAAATTTAGTGGTAGTGCTAACACCAGCCGCAGCCATCATTCCTCGTCGGAGATTAGGCATTACGGAGACTTACTATCTGCACTGGAAACCATTCCGTGCCATATGGAGCCGCCGTCGGTGGTGATGAAAACTAAGATATCGATGCCACTGGTAGTTAATGTCGGTGCCGTGCCACCGGCCCAATCTACGGAAGCTGGCCAGTTCACGGTTTGTGAACCTCCATTGGTTAGGAAAAGAGTAAAGCCAGACAGTTCATCACTGGCTGTTGGGTTGCTGAATGTAAAAGTGTTAGCACTTGTATCAACTGTAGCTACAACATTATTGCCTAAAGCTAGGTCAATATCCTGTGTCCCACCGCCAGTAGAACCAATGGCGTTTGTTACTTCGCCATAGTCTATAAGATTAACGCGACCAACTTGATTGTCTGCGCCAGCGATAGCACCTCCCAATGTTAAAGAACCAGCAAGAACTACCCCTGTTGCCCCAGTAGGAATCGTAATAACATCAGCATCAGCATCATTTTTAATAGTTATATCGTTAGTCGAACCTTGGCCTGTTAGAATCAAACCTTCAGTTGCTGTATAGCCAATTGCAGCATTATCGGAGGCAGCTGTATCGCCAGCAGGTTCTACTGTACCTGTTGCGGTTAAATTTCCGGTTATAGCGGTATCATCTGATATCGCAACAGTTCCGGTCCCATTTCCACGAAGTGTGGTGGTGCTATTTGTTGTCGCGGCTTCGATTATATCCGCTCTAAGTGTTCCCATTTTTATTTACTCCGATTTTGGATATCTAGTTTTAATTTCATTAACTTTGGAAAGCCAAGTTCCTGCTGGAATTTCCCCACGTTCTTCTTCTAAGTACAGATGGTCAGCTTCAGATTGATAGGCAGCGCGACGATTGCTCTGAACTTTTGCTGCTGCTCTAGCGGGAGCGCCCGCCGCCCAAGACGCTTCATCTATATCACGCTGTGTTTGTTGAGATTCGTTAAACTCAGCAGTTTCAGCAATTTTTGTTTTTAAGTTTACAGTATGTTGCAAATGAGCCATCAATCCAACTCCACTACTACATAACTTCCGCTCATGTTTGAGCCGTCTGTCAACGTCACTTGTATCGCATCTATATCGGCGTCTGGTGAGTAAACACCTTGACGCTGACCGATGCCATTACGAATAAACATTGGAGAACTATCTTCCGCATCATTGTGCCACATATCCCATAAAAGAATGTTCCACAGTTGAGCGGTTGGATTAGGTAATCTTACATGAATCCAAGCATCCGAACTATCACCAGTCGGATATGGTGCACCATGTGTATTTATGCTGCTTTGACCCGAACCACTATTAAAAACTTCAGGATTAGTAGAACCACTACCTAATTGATTACGAACATAATCGTAATCAGTTGACCCAGAATCATATGAACTTCCATTATCGCCAGATGTTCTAAATTGAACATTCCCACTCCCAGAATCACGATGAAAGTTGAAAAAATAAAATTCTGTATATTTAGTGATACCTGTAACAGCGAAAGCGGCCACGCCACTAAAAGTTCCGCTTGCTTTTACTCCCCAAGCACCACCACCAGCGGCAGCTACAGAAGCCCAAGTTGAACCGTCTGAGGTTAGTACATTACCACTACTACCGGGAGCAATTGCCTGTAGTGCAGAAGTACCATTTCCCAGCAACGCTGAATTGGCCGTTAAAGTAGTAGCTCCTGTACCACCGTTAGCTACTGGCATAGTTCCTGTAACATTAGAAGTTAAGTTACAGTAAGTAGTAGAAGTACTTCCTGTACCACCTCCAGCTATTGGTAACGTAGCAAAGGATAAGGCAGCACTACCATTTGTTATGATAGGCTGATTAGCACTACCATCAGCGTCTGGAAAAATAAGTGTCCCATCTCCTAACGCTACTTTGCCAGTTCCCGCCCCTGTGATAGAAATATTAGTATTATCACTTTTGGTTGTTAGAGTATCTGCTTTAAGTGTTGACATTGCTTTTTCTTTCCTTTATCAAATAATTACTAATGTACCATCAACTTGAAGCGTAACCCCAGCAGCTACGGAAAGTGGTCCAGTTGCACTGGCATTTTCTGTAGCAGCAATAGTTACATCGGCATCTAAGGCTAATTCATTAATACGGAAAATATCACCAGCCGAAGACCCGACTGTTCCATTATCTCCCTTAAAATAACCTCCTCCACCTGTAGCCCAAGATAAAGCTCCTGAACCATCAGTAATAAGACTTTGATTTTCATCCCCATCAGCATTAGGTAAAGTCCAAGTAATATTACTGGCTATAGTGCCATCTCCCTGAAACGCTACATAGTGTGATGAGTCAGCATCACCAAATCTTAAATCTCCTTGTGCTTTAAGAAGTATATTCGTATCTACATTCAGTGAAGCAATAGAGGCTACTGTTACTACAGTTAACTGATTAACCGTAAAGGAAGCAACAGAAGTAGATGCTGAAGGTAAATTAGTTAAATTAGAACCATCTCCAGTAAAATAACCAGCTGAAACAGTACCACTAAATTCTGCAGCTACACCAGAAACTTTCGTTGTAAAACTTCCTGTAACAGCTACTAAATCTGTTGTACTTATTCCTGTACTAAAACTACCACTAGCACCATCTATATCTCCAGTGACATTGCCAGTTAAAGCTCCATCAAAGGTAGCTGCACTAACAGTTCCGCTAAATTCTCCAGCTACACCAGAAACTTTAGTAGTAAAACTACCTGTATCCGCTACAAAGTCAGTGACAGACATATTAGAAGATATTTGAGCAGACGTAAGAACTGCATAACCACCACTAACATTGGTAGCAGTTTCCGCTGATGCTATTACACCTGTAAGATTGGAACCATCTCCATAATAAGTATTTGCACTAACAGCTCCTAAGAATGTACCACTACTGGCAGAAACTCTTGTAAAAATTCCTTGTCCTGCTAAATTTAACTGGTTAGCATTGACAGTAACAGCCACTCCCAATAACTGGAATGTACCATTAATATTAAGAGTATCATCAGATAATTGTAATGGTGAATCCGTACCATCTCCACTTTCGATAACCCGAACTGTCGAATCAAGACCATCATTCGTAGAAACAGCAACTTTAAGAAGCTGTTTATAAGTATTGGATATTAATTTGCCTGTAAAATCGGTCATGCGTTATTCCAACTTGAAAATGTATTTTCCCATTTAGTAACAGCAGTATTCCAGTAAACTGTTCTACCACCTGTATCCGGTCTTGGATTTCTAATATTCGGGTTATCCCGCACATCAGGTATTTTATTCAATGGACTATTCTTTAAATCAAATGCTCCATCAAAATCAGTAGGACATACCAACATACCATAACTATTTAAACGCATCACTCTATGTGGATAGACAAACCCACATGTATCACACATTGCTAATGCATTTTTATTACTAGCCATTTAGACATATCCTAGTCTGGGCAACAAGAACAAACTTGCCCTTTGTCTGTCTTCTGTAAAGGCTCTTCCTAGTACTTCTTCATAGTTTTGTTTCAACATAACAATTCTATTCGGGTCTACACCGGGACGCTTCATTGACATGTAATAGGCCAATCCACAAGTAAGAGGAGGAAGAAATCTCTTGGGAACATCAGCATTCTGTATAGCCGATTTATCCACATCTTCCAACGCACTGATAGTTTCCAGTTTTATGAGGTCAGTGGAATTCTCTGGAATAGGCCAAAGTGAGATAGAAATATTGTCCCGGTCTCTCTTGATAGAATACTGGCTGGCTCGTCCGGTCTGGCCCTTACGTGGAATGAGGAGATATTCTTCATAAGTTATACGTGTGGGGGCTAAATCTATATCATCACGATTAATCACCACTTCCATAACATCCAGTACGGGGTCACTTAATGTATAACTTGTTACACTGGAAGAAACAGTAACTGCTGTCGTTGCTGTAGTCCAGAGAAGTATTCCACGATTTTGCCAATCCTTGAGCATAAGATTAATGGAACGTCGTGCAGAAGCAGGCTCGTGACCAAGAAGTTGCTCACCGCCTATCATTTCTGAAGCTTCCTGTATAACTTCGTCTATGTCCAGATTAAAGTTAAATGTACCTGAAACAGCCATTATCTACGCTTCTTTCGTTTTTTACGTTTAGCACGAGCAGTATCCCGTGCATTTTCCAGAGCAATTGCAACCGCCTGCTTCTGAGGATAACCTTCCTCTAACAGTTTCTTGATATTAGCACTTATAGTCTTCTGAGAAGAACCTTTTTGAAGAGGCATTCTCAGTCTTTATACTCGTAGATTTTACCGGGTTCGTAATCAACAATAACATCAGTTTCTGGACCGACTACGGATGGTCCTTCACGAGCAGCACCGAAGCCCTGCCCGGTAGGTTTACCAGTTCCAGCAATCAGTGCTTCCTTATATTCCTTATAGCCTTCCTTGGTATAAGGATATATGGTATTTCCATAAATAGGCATTAGACTCTCCCTCCAGCTTTATAGCCTTGCATTATTTTACCACCAGATTTACGAGAAGCAGTACCGCCCTTCTTGCGCTTTACAGAACCACCCTTCTTCTTATCATATTTACGTGGAACAACACCACCAATCTTTTCATACGTTTTTAGAACATCTTCATCCTTACCCATCAAATCATAAAAATCTTCTAAACTCATTTTAAGTTTTTTTGCTGCTGCACTATCAGACATTTCCGACCATTCTCTTGAACTTCTTTTACCAGCCATGATTAATCTCCTAGACTCTTCCGCCAGCCTTATAGCCCACCATGATTTTACCACCGCTCTTGTGGGAAGCAGTACCGCCCTTCTTGCGCTTTACTGAACCACCCTTCTTTGCCATTGTACGCGCACCAGAATAAGGACCACGACCAAGAGCACGTTCCATACCTTCACTCTCAGCTCTACGAGCTGCAAGATTTCCGGTAACACCACGATTACGAGCACCTAGAGATTCGTCCAGACGTGCATTATAACCTTGTGTCAGACCGCCAACCTGTTTCTTGACAGTACCACCAGCCTTACGCTTTACACTACCGCCCTTTTTAGTAAACCTGCGGCGTTCCCTTTCAGGTAAAACACCAGCCCTAGTTTCTTCAGCAGGAGACAATCCCACACGACTCATTGGAAAACCACCAACCTGTTTTTTAATTGTCCCACCTGATTTCTTACTCTTAGCCATAATCTTTATCTCCTCTAAATGGTTCCACCTTTTTTGTAACCTCTACCAAAGCCTCTTAATGCAGCTCCCGTTCCCAATGCTCCACCCTTTTTAGCTTGAGTGGCAGGGGTTTGTTTAGCAGCTCTATCTTTTTCTCGCTGCTTACCTTTTCTTATTGTTGCCTTTGTTTCAGAAGCAGGAGTAAAATACTTTTCCCGCCAATCCCTAAAAGCGGGTTCATCCCACCCAAGTTGCTCCTTTAGTGATGGGGAGAAATACCAACTAGGTGAAGACTTGGCAGTTCTGGATTTACGAGCACCAGTATAAAGTTTGTTTCTAGCCTTTATACCCTTACCTGACTTATTTATCTTAGTAGGAAAGTCCATACCAGCACCTGTTGCTGGAGATTTTTTTGCTCGTGATGCTATTCCACCTGTTTGCTTCTTGACAGTTCCACCAGACTTTTTACTTTTACGGGGTACAGGAGTATCAGGAACATCCATACCAGCCCCTGTCTTGGGCTTTTTGCGATACTTTCTAGTTTCTAATGTGTATTCAATATCACCGGGATGAACTCCCATGCCTATTAATTTTTTACGTTCAGCTGCAGACATTGCTTGCTTACGAGAAGGAGGAAGTTTTTTTATTGTTACAGAAGCATCTTTCTTCTTCTTCTTTTTAAGACGCATCTTTTGAGGATTATAGGGACCGGGAGTACCTTCCATAGGAGCTTCTTCCCAATCTTTTCTCATTCTTTCAATATCTTGGACTGAAGTTCCCTTAGTAGTTTTATGACCAACCCCACCAGTCATACGCTTAATAGTAGTGGATGTCCCTAAACCTGTTTTAACTTTCCTATACTTTCTTTTATCAGTAGGTTTAATATCAGTAGGAAAGTCCATACCTCCAGTCTCTAATGCTCTGCGTATTCTTTTTTTCTTTTCAAACGCTACTTTTTGTGCTGGTGTTTTATTTTTCCAATCAGTTTTGTCTTTTCGCGGATAGGGCATACCTTTTTTATCAGCCATTAGCTTTGTCCTTCCATAGCTAGGCGAACTCTTTCACGTACCAAACCACCATGAGCAGCTTTAGCTCTACCTTTACGGGAAAGTGCAGCAAATTTCTTTTTACCATATTTCTTTCGCCCAATCCATGCAGCCAGAGCAGCACTACCTGTCTTCTTCTTTAGTGCTTTAAATCTCTTTCCGCTCCCTAATTTTGGTTTGCTTCCCTTGGACATCTGGATTTCCTTTCCTATACTCGCTCTGGTAATGGTCATCTTGTTTTTCCTTTGCTGAACTAAATACTAAAGGTATACCTTTTCCCCAATATAATACCATTCCTTTATATTCATATTGTGGTTTTCTTAAATAAAGACTCACTAACTACTTCCCTGAACCAATGTATCCGCACTGCCAGCAGGACTTGCAGCCTGTGCCATATCATCCTGACGGGTTCTACGTGCCTGATTACGCAGGCCATCAATAGCTGTTGTATATTCTGACTGCCACATCGCAATAGTATCAAAACTTTTCGTAAAAAAGGAAGCCTCTATCATCGACGCATAGAATAAAGCATCGTAACAGAAGTCACTGAAATAATTATTGGGGGCAGCAGAACTTAGAGTAGTTGGACGGGATACATAATAAACTTCACCATCATGCACAGATGCTGGTGTTGGCGCAATAACAATCTGGGTATTGGTACGCATACCATAATAGCGCGGCTCTCCTATGGAGGAACTCACATAGGGCCAATAATCATTAATAAATTCTACAGTTCTTGGTAAAAGATTTATCTTGGAACCGCCAGTCGTAATACTAAAATTCCGCATAATACGAGTACCGGACGGAAGAGAGACAAACGGATTCGATGTGGAAACAGCCACAGACGAAAATGAATTCAATCCAACATCATCCAGTTCCCTGATAAGCCTGTTTTCAGCTTTATTGACAAGCTTTGGAATCTGGTCAAGAAACTCAGTTGAATCGTCTTCTGCTGTATTCTTGATATCTGTTACCAGATAGGTATAGTCAGCCATTTAACTACCCATAAAATATAGTTGCAACAGCCGAAGAGGAAGGAGCGGAAACTCTTACTACCCCTCTCATTCTTGGCCCATAATCTCCCAGATAAATATCTGCACCAGCAACCGCCTTAAATTTAATTCCTACACCTGCAGACGCACTGGCACCGCCTTTAGCTACTTGCTGCTTGTCACCAGATATTACATATTCACCAGCAACATCGGTATAAAGAGCAAAAATACGAGTGGTCGCACTTAAAGCATCATCTGCATTCAAAGTTGTGGAAGTTGTAATATCCACTAAAGGACCACTTCCGGTTCCACCACCATCTACCATTGCAGTTTTAATATTTGTCGGCATATTAATTTTCCTCTACATAAAGGGAAAATCGGAGGAGACCGAAATCTCCCCCGACTTTACTCATTAGGACGAACCTGCGTTTCCTAAGTAACCACGCCAGTCAGACCAGCCGAAGCTGAACCGCTCACGAGCCTTGAACCGGAGATTACCAGTATCAAAGTCAGGTTCCATTTTAGTTTGTAATGGAACACGATTAAACATCTTAGCTCCATTTGGTACATTAGTCTTCATGAACCAAGCGTTGGTATCCGTAAACCTACGATTGATATGCGAACCCTGCGGCAACATACTCATGCTGCGAATGGAGTTCACATCATTCCAACCGGATGGAGTTACAAGACTTTGATTCGTTGCAACTATTCCAGCGGAAGGAACGAGAGTCGAATTAAGTACCGAATTCGCTACTGCCCAGTTATCTGGTGCAATATGAATAGACGACCCAGCGCCACCAACAAGAATGCCACGGTCATCCTTAATCTTCTGTGCTGTCGTGATAGCAGTTTCTATACCACTATACGAAAGGTCAGCACCAGTAAGAGTATTGGATTGATTTCCGTCACCAATTGTTGGATGTGCAGCACTGAAAAGAGGTACACCATCGCCGCCATGATAAACGGCTAAGTCAGTGAACCCATTATTGAAGATGTCTGCACCTTTAACCTGCTTGGTGTTAGCCATTGCGCGAGCAAGGGCTTTGGCACGAAGCTTGGCAAACGTGTCATACAGATTATCTTCCATCGCCTCTTCAGTAACAGCAAACGCCAATGCAACAGTTTCGTTGGTATAACGTGCAACGTAACTCTCGCGAGCGTTGTCATAACTGACGGCAGCGCCTTCACCTTTAACCGGAGCTGTTCCGAAACCTGTGAAGAGTACTTCCTCTTCAAAAGCACGGTCAGAGTTTTCAACCTCAAACAGCACCCGATGTTCATTATCTACATCCCCGTACTCCAAACCGAATACGGCGTTAAGACCGGGGAGTAGTTCTTTGGCAATACTAGCTCTATTAATAGCCATGATTTACACTCCCCGTTTACTGTGTAATAACAGTAGTTGTAGCAGTCAGCATATCTACGTGATGGATAAGACGTACTTCCACAACCGGGAAGGCACGTTGAGCGGAAACAGTAATATCGTTCCCCGGCTCATCCAACACACTGATAGGCCGTACATCGAGAATCAAATCATCTCTCGACGCTGCCTTGATACCGAAACCGGATTGACCAGTAACGGTTGAACCGGACCCCACCGTAATACCGAAGTTTGACGAGTTAATATCCCCGGCAGATAGTGTCGCATCAGCCTGAATGTAGTACGTGGACCAAGGGTCTGTATTTACAAACGCCTTAATATCAGTCGCTGACGTACCAGTAGGCCAATACTTATTCCATTTAGGCGTACCATCTTCAACATAGTGACACCCCATGAAAACACCAATGCAGGGAGCTGCATCTCCAACGGATGTAGCACCCGCTGAAACAGCATTTAAATTACCTGCAGTAACTTCGACAAGGTCACCCGTAAATATACTTTGAGCAAGGCCAGACGCAATTGGAATTTCATCAAATCCCGTAGAGTTAGCAGCCATACCACGTTTACGAGCGGGGAGGAATCCGCGAAGATTTTTACTAGTTGACATATTCTTCACTCCTCTCTAAAGCTTATCTTCAATTACTCCTGAAAAGACGGTTGCCTTCCCCTGATAACAGAAGATTTGCTACTATTAGTAATAGGCATTTTAGAATCGGAGGCATTCTCAAGTTGCGAATTAACCGCTGCCATGAGATTTTGACTCTTATTCCTAAAATGCTCCTGTCGGGCGTCGGCTTTATACTTCGGCAATTTTGCCAATGCTACGTCACCACGACTGACGGTGCCTTTATATCGCCCTTCTTCCCGCACGAGAGAAGAGGTTGCCATTTCTGGTACTTCCTCTGGTAAAACGAATTCCCAGCCTTCACTCATATGCTTACCTATATTTTGGTAGTCATCCTGTCCCGATAAAGTTATACGTAACCAACGTAAAACCATTCCGTCGCTATGGAAACGATTTTTTACCATTTCAGGAATACTAAGAGCATCAGGCTCTTCATAAACATATTTTTCCGTTTCTTGTCTTGTTTCAGAAGTACGGTCTGTAGCCGTACGTGCATTCTCTATACGTGTATTCATGGTACTCACCCTCCGCGCCTATCTAAGTTTACAGTTGTATATTCACCTTCGGCAAGAGTAGCCTTTTGCTTTTCAACCGCATAAACCTCAAGTGGAATACTCCATTTATTTGCCAATCTCACGTCCTCTGGACTGAGTTTGACCTTTTTACTGGAACTTGCAGGGGTACGCGAGGCTCCTGCAACCACCTGAGCAGTCGATGACGTTGACTGTCCCGCATTTTCAAATTTATGAGGAAATTCTTTTTTAATACGACGGTTTACTTCCTCATAAAAATCATCCGTACTAGGGTCTAATCCCATTTGCTTTAAATCATTGTCGATAGCAAGAGCTGCTGCCGACATAACGGAATCTTTCCCAAACCATTCATTATCTCCAGCCCATATTACCGCTTTAGCGTCAGGTCCCTGCTGCTGTTGTCCTTGTTGCTGGAGTTGTGCAGCCTGTCTATCCACATCCTGACTATATTGGTCCAACGCAGCCTTCTGATTGCCTATATTCTGCAAATCAAACTGCGTTTCCATTAAAGCTTCATGTGCCTTGAGAGTTTTTTCTCCATCTCCCGATTGATAAGCTTCCAGATAGTTCTGACGAGCCAATTCAATCTTAGTTTCGAGTTGTTTCTCTGAAATCTCCGTCGAAGCCTTCTGAGTTTCGGTAAAATTCTTTTCCCGGCTCACTAATTGCTGATTTAACTGCTCATTTTGACTAAGAAGGTTCTTAATCTGTTCATCACGGTCCTTACGTTGCGTGACAAGCTGTCTAATCCTCTTCTGAGCACCATCAGTTTCGATTCCATCCAGTTCTTTTGGCTCTTCTGCCATTGTTGGCTTAGATTCTTCAGCTTTTTGAGTTGGTTCAGGCTCCTTTTCGATTTCATACTCAACTTTGTCCTCTTTTTCGTTCTCAGAAACTTCTACAGCGTTCCACTCTGAGTCTTCAACCATTTAAACTTACTCCTTACGTTGTTCACGAAACAATCGGTTTTACGTGCATGTATTATACACCACTTTTCCTTTGTATCCAATAGTTAATTAGATAAATTAAAGGTAGGGTCCAAATCTCTGGCATTTTCGACTCTCAACATTACTTGGTCATCGAAAAGCAAAATAAGTTTTACTCCCTTATAATGCAGTTTCACTCCTGAATGCTTACCATAGCATACATAATCATCTATGCTGCACCAAGGCCCGTTAGGAAACTTGACCTCGTCCTGATAAGCCAAGTCTCCCAGTGCGAGAACACGACCTATCGTAGTAAGATAAGCCATATCGTCCTTAGTTGAATCAGGAATAAAGATACCCCCTTTCGTGGTTGCCTTTATTGTCACAGGACGAACCAATACATGATAACCCGGTAAAAAAGGTAAAGGAGAGGGGTCTTTTACCTCTTCTTCAACACCACTTATCCATTCGTCATTTTTAATAGCTTTCGCTAATGCTGGCTGTTGCATGTCACTCCTCTTCATCATCTTGGTAAGTACGTTTTTTAATTATATCAGTGAAACTATTTCTAGCCCACTCAATTCCCGTACACATACCAACCATTTGTTTATAGGAAGGGTAGTCCGATGCATTCCCCTCTGCCAGACTTTGTTTCAGGATTTCAATTTCCTTATTAAAATTTGTTATTACTTCGTCCCAAATATTCATGCGTGGTCGTGCATGAGGACGGACATTCCACCAAGCGCAATTCCAGCTATAGCAAACCAACTAATGCCAGTAATCGCAGCAACGCCTAAGCATACAACGGCACAACCGCTCCAGCTACTAGGCTCACTTACTCGACTCTGTATCCATGTGCTCATTCTTTTTCTCCTTATATGGTCCTTCATAATAGGGTAATTTCTTTCCCCTTGCTGGGTTCGTTTCTTCTTTTTCTTTCTGAGAATCCAAGTTTCCAAAAAGTACAAAACTAATTAATGCCAGAAAGATTAACTTAAGCATCCGTATCCTTAGCCAGTAAATCCGAAATCTTCAAAAGAGCGTCTACTCTGTTTTTGCCTTCTTTTTCAGCTAACTGAGCTATCCCTAAAACTTTCTTTGCCGTAACCATAGCTTTTGTGTCTTCACCTTTTTGCTCCATTTCGGCAAGTTTAGTAAGAACATCCATTGATTTAAGCTGCATATCTTTATTCATTTCAGCTTCCTTCATGGCGGATTCGTAAAGCATTTCAACAGCTTTCATTGCCTGCTTACTGATACGGTCACGTTCCTTCTGTTCAGACTTGGACATCATGTCACTTTGTTTCTGACCAACCTTGATGCCAATTTCAAGTTCTTCAAGGTCCAGTTCACGATTCTTGAGAGCTGCATCAGCGGCTTCCGTCTGTAACTGAATCTGAAGTTTCTGCTGCTCAAGCTGCAATCTCATCTGTTCTATCTGAACCATCTGTTGTTCCGGTGATGTCTGTACACCCATTGCCCTGTTTGCATTGAGAACTTCCTGTGCCGCCTGAGCCATTGCAAGTTCGGGTGCTTCTGGCATCTGAGCTTGTTCCGGTGGTAAATCATTCAACAGCTGTTGAGCAACACCACCAACCTGCTCCTGATACTTCATGACAGCATGTTCCTGAATATTAGCTTCAATAATAGGTTTGACTCTTTGCATCATAGGACTGGCCCCATGAACAGGGTCCTGAATATAGGCTGTTTTTATTTTGACATGAGCCTCATGATTCTGACCGGGGAAAGCAGCTATGGGAACTCCCTTGGTAGCAGCTACGATATCCGATATCGGGTCCATCTGTTGTGCCTTCCGTTTCTCAGGAAGTATCTGTTCCAGATTAGGCATGTTGGCACTCTCAAGAATAGTACGATTGAGAGCTTCCAGATTGTACATACCGGGAGGTGCCTGCTGTGCAAGTTGCAATGCCATCTGGGAAATCATCAGTCGATGTGCGCTGGATGGTACATTTGGGTCACTGACCGGAATGATATCCACACGGCCATCAAAGTCTGATTTAAGGACTTTTCGGCTTTCGCCGGGAACATCGAATGGATATTCATCTGGCATATAATCATGATTGATTCTTGCGATAATCTTGAATTCATCTCTTTGAGCTTTATGTACTCTCTTGTGAATGGCGCTGAAAAACTTGCTTGAAGCTTCCAGAAGAGCCATTGTAGTTCCTACAGGACCGTAGGAAGACATGTCGGATATTACCTGCTCCGTACTATCGGCAAACTTCTGACCTGCCGTAGCAACCAACTGAAGCATATTGTAAAGTGTCTGAGAAGGTTCCTTGTAAGGCAACGTCATGATTGCCTTGGTGAGGTCCATACCAGTGGCTTCCACTTCTTTAAACTCACCGGGGGAAATCGGGTCGTTGTCTCCGACAATTCTTACACCCTTCGCTTTATATCCTCCCGGTAGATTGGCAAACTGACCAGCGTCCACGAGTGCTCGCATAGCAGCAGTTGCTGTCATTGTCAAGTTGCCAAGAAAATGAATAAGACCCAGACCATAGAAAGAAAATCCCGGTACAAAACGATAATGTACAAAATGCAGAATCTTTTCCCGTTTAGGGTCATCACGTTTATAATTTCTACGAATGGACAAAACTTTTCTGGACTGCTCTTCTACTGTAACTATGTAAGGAAGAGCAACTCCTTCAGCTTCTTCATCGTTAAATGGTGCAGGAAGTTCCAGATAACAATGCTGTTCAAGAAGTACATACTGAGGGTCATTATCTCCTGTGGGATTCAGACCCATAATAGTATCCATTTTACCAGTTATGGGAGTTTGCGTTGGGGCAGTAGCCTCCTCAAGCTCGACATCCAAATACATCTCCGATGCAATCTCACGAGCCAAGTCATTGGGAGTACGATAAATAACGTGTGTATAACGGTCAGCCTTTCTCAGGTCACTGGCATAGGAGGATATATAAAACTGGTCTATGGGAACGAATTCAGAGACAGGACGAGTCAAAGAAGCGTCATAGTAGACTTTCTTGAATGCGGAACCCATCAGTGGAAGATGGAACAGCATACGTTCAAATTCATCAAAGTATTCTGGCATCTGCTCTGTAAGCTGATAGTTCATGAAAAGCTGAACACGGTCAGCCTGTTCGTCCTTCTCAGGAGTGTACTTTCCTATGACCTGTGCCTTTACAGGCCCAGCTGGTGGAAAGAGTTCCTGTGAAGCCTTGGACTGGAACTTGACGGCAGACTCAATCAGCAACGGATGGACAGCACTACAGGCACCTTCAAATGGTTCCGAAGCATCCTGAAGCTTGAGACCAAGAAGGTCGAAACCACGCTCAAACATAGACTCCCATTCCTGACGAGAATCCTTGTCAGCCTGATAACGCTCAAAAACATCTGAGGCAATTTTCGTTAGAAGCTGCTCATCTATATCTTCTGCTATGTTTGTATACCAATCGGCTGCACCTGTGGAACCGCCTGTAATCATAGTTTCTTCATTAAAATTAACAACGACACTTCCATCAGTATTGACATCGAAAGAGACATGCTCTTCCGTAGCCGCTTCTGGCGGCGAGTGTCGAATAGGAACTATATTCGTTTCAGGAATAAGGTCGTTAGGGTTTCGTTCTATTGCCATTAGATTGCTCTCGCTTCATAGGGATAAGGGTTACGTTCTATCATACTACCGGATTTTTTCCAATATCTTTTGACCTTGGATTCCATGTACCTTCATTAAAAACAGACTTAATTTTTCTAGGGTTCCATACTCCTATAGTAATTCCCCATTCATCAGTTTCGTGTGGAGCACGAGTAGCACCAAACTCTACAGGATAATCTCTTCTTTCTATCATCTTAATACCGTCAAAGCCTTGATTTTTAATACGGCGAAGAACATCTTTTTTTTCTATTGGACTCCATCGGCCCTCTTTTAGTTGTTTATATTCCCGGAGTAAACTATAAGGATTCTCATCCCCATTCCTCGTTTTACTGTACTTCCATAAATCTTTATCAGATGCAATTCCTTTTGAATCATAAACATCCTCCCCATAAAGTCTTTCCATTTCTTCCATATCTTTACGGGTCCAATATTTACCTTTTGAATAATTACCTTGAAACATTATAGGAAGATGCTCACTATCTATTACATCTGGTAGTTCATTCCAGTATTTTTCTATTTCTGCTCGTGACATAGACTGTTGATTTTTAAAATAGTCTCCTTCTTTCAGAAGTGGTCGCAGAATGTCATCAACCATTCTCTTTGCACCATATTTAGTAAGGGCTATTCCCTGTCTTACTTCTGCTTTACTTGGTAAAACTAAGTGAGCGTGTTCTACTGGATTAAATAATTTTTGAACTGAAAGATAAGTAGGTAGTATACGTTGACTTTCGGGGTCAGGTATTAGATGAGCCACTTCAGGAAAAGCTCTTCTTTGTGCTTGAGCGTCCCGTCCCGGATTCCAATTTGATGCAAATCTAGGATTTAAACTAAAAAATGATAATCCCTCTTTGCCTCGTTTTTTATACATCTCTGGTGGTGGAAGATAACCGGGAGAACTTTTAAAACTTTCAAAAGTATATGGTGTTGAATGATAAGCTGGCAGAGGCAAACCTCCTTCATCTATAACCTCACTATTTTTAAACCAATTCTTAAATTCAGGCGTATTAATAGTAGAAGGATGTTTTATTTTTGTTGCACTTGCTCCTTTACCGGCTACACGAGCAGCTACTGAGGCTAATCCTGATAATGGCATCTTACGACATTCCTATAGGTCCAAGATTTTCCTGCGCTCGTCTAAGAGCAGCAGCTTCTTTCTGTGCAGTCATCGTCTGGCGATATTGCTGTAGCGCAGCATCCATATCTGCATCAGGCTGGTCAGCCAGTTCTGCTAATACCTGTGACTCTCCGCTACGTGCTGTGGGAATACCGAAGGATGCAGCATACAAAGGCCATCCTGCTGCCGTAGCTGCTCCACGCAACGCTATGCGGGAAAGGTCCCTCCCAGAAGGAAGTTGAGGTTTTGGCGAAGCAGTTCTGGTAATTCTTGGTTCTAATGTTCTTTTAGGCTCTACAGGTTTTTTGGGCTTTGTAGTTCTTTCAGGCTCTTCAGGTCTGGTCGTTCTTTCAGTCTTGGGTCCTTCAAGTTTTTTAGGTGCAGGTTTAGAAGGAAGAGCTTCTGGAAGAGGAGAACCAATAGGTAAAGTTTTTCCCGCTCCTGCGCTACGGGTTATTAAAGTTGTGCCTAAAGCTTTTTCTCGTTGTTTTAATATAGTATCTCTATAGTCTTTTTGCACATCTTGCCATGTTTTAAATTCAGTAGGTCTGCCTACTACATGTTGAGGACTCATTTGACGCCAAGGGTCTATAGTATTCTGTTTAGTAAAATCTGCTACAGTAGACGCTCTTGATGTAGAAGGTCCAAGTTTTCCCTGCTTTACCTGTGTTTTTCCTAAAGAATCTTTAAATGATATATCTCCTGATTCCATCTTATCTGTAACTTGCCGAAGCTGGTTCATAAGAATCTTCCAATATTTTTTCCCTAATTCCTTTGCTTCTGGAGAATCAAGAGTATGTTGTATTCCTTCAAAACCTCCCGGTACTCCCGGTGAGGAACCTAAAGTACTTCCTAGATACTCTATTATAAGCTTTTTAAGTCTTGTTTGTTCCTTATAAAGTTCTTCTAAATCAAAAGGAATTGCTTTAATAAGACCCTGAAGACCTTTACCGGGAATTTTAGGCGCACCAGCAGCAGCTGAACCACGCAGCATAAACTCCCTACGGGATAGCTCCGTTAGTTTTTTTAATTTATTTACAACGTCTGTCGCCATAATCTGCTAACTCATGTAAAATACAATAAACCAAAAGACTTCCTAAAAAGAGATGGAAGTACGTTATCTCTATCAAGTACTGGAACCAATAAAAGCTTCGACTGAATCTTCTTCATTCACAGCTATGCAGTAGGAATCAATTATTCGATAACCCTGTTGCTTATTCATATT